TCAACTTTAAAAGATAATGTAAACATAGCACTTGCTGAACTTGGACAAGAAATAGCAGACGCTTTAAATTTACAAGAAGGTATTCCTGCTTTAAGTAGAAAAATTGGTGATTTAATCACAAGTTTTAGAAATTTAGACGACGATACACAAAAATTTATTATAAATGCCAGTTTAATTGCTGCAGCTATTCCGCCTATAACAATGGCTTTAGGAGTTTTGATTTCATCTATTGGCACAATCTCAACTGCTGTTATGGCTTTAAACCCATTAATTAGCGCATTGATATTTGTTTTAGGCACCTTATCAACTACATTTTTAACTGCAAGGGCATCAGGTATTTCATTTGGACAAACACTTAAAAATTTATTTAAATCACGAGGTAGTGGAGGATTATTTGCTGCGCTTCAAGCTCAATCATTAGCTGCAAAGCTTCAATTAGATGAATTAAAAAAATCAATGGATGGTGTAATGGGACCACTGCAAAAAGGTGAATCAAGAGATTTACAAAACTTATTGTTTCCAAATGCAAAAACTTCAGCGGGAGCAAAAGGACCTAAAGCTAATTTGAGTACAACAGAAAATGAATTTAAAGGATTAAGTGCTTCGGCAGCGTCATTACATAAAGCAATGTTTGGTTTTATAGAATCAGCTGGAACAGGAATTAACACTGTTGTAAGACCTGCTATTGCTTCTTTAAGTCCAATAATCACAACAACTCAAAGTGCTTTTGCTAGTTTAGGCGAAAAGTCTAAAGAAACAATTGGTCTTTTTGAGAATTTTGGAGCGTCAATATTACCTCAAGTTGGTCAAGCATTAGCAGATAGTTTTGCTGCAATAGCAGATGGTGAAAATCCAATAAAAAGATTAATTACTGTTATAAAAGCATTAGTTGTTAGATTAGTTGCAGCAGCAGCAGCGGCAGCAGTATTATCTTTTTTATTGCCAGGGGGTGGTTCTGGTAAGGCAGCAAAAGCATTGTCTTTTGTAACAACTTTTAAAGATTTAATTGGTATGAGAAATGGTGGATTAGCCTTTGGTCAAACTCCTGTAATGGTTGGAGATTATAGTGGTGTAAGAAGCAATCCAGAAGTCATAGCGCCTCTAAATAAATTAAAAGCAATGATTGGCGGTGGTTCACAAAATGTTTCAGGTGAATTTGTTTTAAGAGGACAAGATTTAGTTGTAGCTTTACAAAGAGCCGAAAGGAATAGAAATCGTTTTAAATAATGGCAACTTATAGAACTAAATTCAAATTAAACTTTTCTGACGTAAAGGGTAATCCAAGAAGTTTAGAAATTTTAAAAAGGGATTATTTTGGCTCTATAAATGATTTGATTGCTAGTGATGAACCTGTAAGTATTAAATGGGAAAATGACGATGATTTTTACAATCCAATAATTGGTTCTACTTGTCAATTAAATTTACTTGTAACAGATTCTACAAATTATGATGAATTTCAAAATTTTGACGAAAGAGAGTATAAGGTTAGAGTAAGTTCTGGAACTACAGATGATGGTGAGGAAACAGATTTAGAGTGGGAAAATGAAGAAAGTTTATTTAATGAAGCTAATAATATTTGGAGTTCTACTGGTGATGTAGATATATATTGGGAAGGATTTCTAGTTGCCGATACATATAGAGAACAATTAATATCAACACCTTATATTTTACAATTAAGGGCAATTGATGGTTTAGGAACTTTAGATTCTTATGACGCTCCAGATGGTGCTATTGCTTTAGATGCAAATGGTAATCCACAAACAAGCACAAATTCTCAAATAAATTTTGATACAGCTTTTTCTTATGTCCATAAAATATTAGCAAATCTTGATTTAAATTTTGATATATACATTCAAAATAAAATTAGAGAAATTGGAGGTTCTAGTGATTTGACTGTTTTACACGATATATATTTAAATGAATTTTCTTTATTAGATGGTTTTGCAAAAAAGAATGCTAAAGATATATTGGAGAATATTTTAAGATTAATAAATTCTAGAATATATCAGGCTAATGGCACTTGGTATATAACATCAAACTCTAATATATACGATGAGTCAATAGTGCCTAGCGTTTCAACAACACAAAGCCCTTTAGTTCCTGCGGTAACTACCGACAATATTACAAATCCTACAACAAGCCAAATGACATTAAATGGCAATGTTACAGCTGATAATGGACTTGCAATAATAGAGCGTGGTTTTTATTTTGGGACTAATTCTAATTATGCAATTAACACTAAAATAATTGTTTCAGGCACAACTGGAACGTATAATGTTACAAAAACTGGACTTGTTTCAGGCACAACTTATTATGTAACTGCTTATGCTATAAATTCAGCAGGAGAGGGAATTGGTGTTACGAAGTTTAAAGTGGCACAAATAACAACTACATTAGCACCAACGACAACATTGGCACCAACGACAACAATCGGTGGACCTGTATTTGATAATACAAAAACAAAAATTACAAATATTGAAAACACAAGTATGCTATTAAATGCTTCTGTTTCATCTAATGGAGGAGCAACACTTACTGAAAGAGGTTTTTATTTTGGTACTTCGCAATCTATAGTTCCAGCAAATAAAAATGTAGTTGCAGGAACATCTATTGGGGATTATACATTGTCAAAAACTTCTTTATCTCAAGGGGTTTTGTATTATATAACACCATTTGCTTCTAATGGAACGATTACAACTTACGGAACGACTAGCGGTGTATATACAAGAAATGCAATGCGAGTTAGAAGGGTTTCTGACGACACAATATTTAATGCTCAATTTAATTCGACATTTACTATTGGAGATTCAGTTACTTTGTCAAATAGTGGTACTGTTTGTTATGTTGTTATTGAAAAAACATATTTATCAAATGCCGCAACATTTCCAACTATAACAGGAGCGTGTGCAACAACACAAGTTCCGCCAACTACAGCAGTACCAGCAACTACGACAACAAGACCACCAGCTACAACTACGACAACCGAATATCCTTCAACTAATATTTATATTGTTCAAAGATTAAGTGATGGTTTTCAAAGAAATGTACAATATAACGGGTCTTTTGCTATTAACACAAATGTTATTTTATCAGTTGATACTTCAAATTGTTATAAAATTAAAGAAGAAGGGGCTGTTGGTGACCCATCAAGTTTCCCAACAATTACGGCTTCTTGTAACATAACAACAACAACCTCAAATGTAACAACAACGCCACCACTAACAAATTTTATGCAATATAGAGATTGTGCAACAGGAGGTTTTGACCAACTAATTACAGTCGGTAATACAAACTCAACATTTCCTGAAATTATTAAAAATGCAAGTGGTGAATGTTTTTTTAAATATCAAACAACATCTCAAACTTCAAATGATTGGGTTACTAGAGATTATACTTCAAACTTTGCAGATTGTGATGAATGTCAAGGTATCACAACTACATTAGCGCCAACTACAACTGCTGCTCCAACAACGACAGTTGCTCCAACTACATTACCGCCAATATTTTATAAAATATATACACAATGTAATGAGGGTGCTGGAGCTGTTAAGTATGTTTCTAATCAAACAAATACATTTCCAAACGTAATTTATGATGGCACATTATGTTATGAATTAAGTACAACTGGAGGTACAGGTCAAGATGGCGATGTTGACACATATACTAATTATAATGATTGTACAACTTGTATTGGAGCAACAACTACAACTCTTGCACCAACAACAACTTCAGCGCCTTGTGTTTTACATCAGGTATTTTTATCCACGAGTTCACAAACAGATGCCTGTTGTACTGTTACTAATATAACAAACATATATGCCAATAATTCTAATATGGATAATGCAACCATAGCTTATAGAGATTCAGCTTGTACAAGAACATTATTAAATGGAACATATTTCACTATAAATGGAGGAGATTATTATTTTTGGAATGGTGTTACTTTAACTAAATCAACTTGTCCTGCTTGTCCATAATATGAGGTATATTTGCGCTCAACCAGCTATATTGTATTATGCTTGGCAAATAGATGTTATGATTGCATCATTTATTAAAAACGGTGTAAATCCTTCTTTTATTGATATAATTTTAGCCGACCAAATCAACAATAGTTCTTATTATAATGTTTTAAAAAAAAATATCCTACTGTTAACTTTTATTATTATCCTGACACAAGAATAGACAAGTTTTATGTTTCTAGTATAAGACCTCATATTTTAAAAAAACATTTTTACAAACATCCTGATTTATATAAAGGTTCTTTTTTATACCACGATTGCGATATTGCCTTAACAAAACCATTAAATTTAGAGAAGTATTTACAAGATGATATTTGTTATATAAGCGATACAAAATCATATATTGGATATGACTATATTATGACAAAAGGAGAAGATGTTTTTGAGAGAATGATTAGGACTTTTAATATAAATTCTAATTGTGTAAAAGAAAATCAAGAAAATAGTGGTGGTGCGCAATACCTCTTAAAAAACATAGATTCTTGTTTTTGGGCTAAAGTTGAGAAAGATTCAGTTCAGCTTTACAAAAATATTACGGCAATGAATAAAAAGAAAAAAATAAAAGACCCTGACTATCACGAATTACAAATTTGGTGTTCGGATATGTGGGCGGTTTTATGGAACCTATGGATATTTGGTAAACAAACAAAGATTATAAAAGAATTAGATTTTGTATGGGCAACTGAACCAATTCACTATTGGGATAGTAAAAGTATTTATCACAATGCAGGTGTAATAAATTCCAACACTGGTCTTTTTTATAAAGGTCAATGGACTGGACAATTACCTCCTAAAGACTTAAAAATAGACGAAACTAAATCCTCATATAATTATTATAAACTTTTAAAAGAGACAATTTGAAAAGTGATATTATTTTAGTTGGTAATGGAAGTTCTTTGTTAAATAAAGAAAACAAAGAGCTTATTGATTCATATAAAACAGTTGTTAGATTTAACAGTTATAAAATAAATGGGTTTGAAAAATATGTTGGAACTAAAACAAATATTTGGTTTACTGTAAACAAACATCATTTTGACCATATAAAACATTATAATAAAGTAATAACTCATTCTTGGGCAAAAACAAATTGCCAACTATATAATTCTTTTAAATTAGAAAGAGATGATGTTGAAAAAGTAGACTATAAAATTATAGATAAAATTCCAGTATCATATCCAAGTACTGGATTAATAGCTCTTTATTATTTTAACAAAAAAGTAGATTTAATAGGTTTTGATTGGTGGGATAATAATAAACATCACTATGGAGATAATGAATTAAGAGGCACACTTCATAAACCTCATTTAGAATACAAAGTAATTAAATCATTAGATATAAATATTATTAGTTAATTTTGCATTATGGGTTCAATAGCAGCACAACAATTACAACTACTTCAAAGCACAAATAAAGAAGAAATTAAATATGTAATATTTGATTATTTAGGCAATAGAAAAGGTGACACTACTAAAAATATATTAGTTACAGCACCTTCACAAATACAGCCAATAAATGCAAATTTAAGTGTCGAATATTTAAGACCTTTAAAAAATGTTATAAATCAAATACAATTAAATAATGTAGATGTTGTAAATAAAAATCCAACATTTAGGTATGCAAGTTTTGACTGGGATATTGGGACAAATAATTCAGTTCAACTATCAGGTTTATTAGACCCAAAGCCAATTTCTGGGAATTATATTGTTAAATCACCAGTAACACAAATGCCAACTGGAACTGCAAAAGGTAATCCAATTGTTTCTACAAATCTTCCAACAACTTTTATAAATTTAGGTAGTGATTTAGAATTTGGATTTTATTATTATTTTTCATCACAAATTTTACAAGACACTTATACTTTTTATGTTAGTGCTGGGCTAGACACAACAGGTGATGGAAATATTGATTTATCATACAGCTTTACAGATAACAAATTTAAGTCAGGTACTTTTACCGATGATGAGTTTTTTAAACAATTTACAACGAACAGTTTAAATCAATGGGTTAAGGTTTCACAAACATTAAACGCTCCAGTAACTACATCAACTTCAGTAAAAGCTAAAATTAGTATTTATCCACCTGCAAGAAACACAACTGGATTTTTATTTGGCGCAAATTATTATGACGCATTTTATTTAGGAAACAAAAACACTTTAGGTAAAAAGTTTATAGAAAAGAAAACACAAGGTATTTTTACTTTAGGAATAATTACTGAATTTACAAGGGTAACGGGTTCATTAAAACAAGGCAAAAAACTTAATACAAATAATTTAAAAGAATCTTTATTTGTAGGTGGGTTTGAGGGTAGTTTTAAAAGAAAAAACTTTCCTGAATCAAAAACTTTAGATTCAATCGTAAATCAAGAGGTAATAAATGATTATAGAGTATCTGTAAAAAGATATGAAGGTGACTTTTATAGAAAAGATGATTCAACAGACCCGTTACAATTTTTTAATAAAATTTGGGTAAACTTTGGTACCTCGACCCTTCAAGATTCATCTTCTGCAATTATTGATTCTATGGAATACAACGTGAAATCAAATACATATAAAATAATAATGCACTTACCAAATCAAGACGACGACATACTTACTTTTGATGAGTTTTACTACGAGGATTAAAAAATAATTATACAAAAAATTTTTTTATATTTAAAATATTTTTTATTTTAGCTGTATGAAAATTATAAAGGATATTCTTCAAGGATGGGGAAATTTAGTTTTAAGTCAATTTAATATGTTAGACGAACAAACTAAAGAACAGTCTGAATTGAGGTTATATAATTGTCATTTTTGCCACATGAGAGAAGGTAACACTTGTTCTCCTAGCAAAAAAGGTAAACATATAGAAAGTGGTCAATTGGTTTATGGGTGCGGTTGCAACATTGCAGCTAAATCTTTAGCACCAGAGGCGAAATGTCCTTTAGGTAAATGGTAAATTTATGAACGAATTTGAAATAGAATTTGAAACTGAAAGAAGGCGACTTAATCTTAAGAAGAATGAGGTTGCCGAAAAGTTAGGTATTACTATGCCTACTTTACAATCCAAGATTTTAGAACCCGACAGGCTTACACTTAAAGATGTTGGCAATCTAAAACAACTTGACTTTAATTTAACTTTTAATTTATGAGTGAAACAAACAAAAGAGAATACGAAACTGCAAGTATAGAAAACAAAATATTTAAGATTCAAAATGAAATAGGTGCAATATTAAAAGATGCAACGAATCCGTTTTATAAATCTAAATATGCTGATATAAATTCTGCTTTGCAGCAATTACAACCTTTATTTAAGAAATACGGAATTGTAATTAAACAGCCACCCAAAGATGGGAAGGTGCTAACCATATTAACTTGTGTTGATACAGGTCAATATGTTTACTCTGATTTAGAGCTACCAATAAATGATGACCCACAAAAAGTAGGTTCAACTATAACTTATTATAGAAGATATACTTTATTCGGGCTTCTTGGTCTAAATACAGAAGATGACGATGGCAATACTGCTTCAAAAGTTATAAGCAAAAACAAATTGTCAAAGAGTCAATATCAAGCAACATTGAAAGGGACCAAAGAACAAGCACAAAAAGTTCTTACAAACTTTGATGTTACTTTGGAACAACAAAAGGGAATCAAATCTAAATTTAATATTAAATAATATGAGTGCATTGGGACAAATAAGTCTAAAACAAGCTGATGGCAGTTATAAAAATTTAACTGTATCTATTAGCGATACTACAAATCCTTATGGTCAAAACATAAGTATTTATGAAGAACAAACAAAAGAAGAAAGAGAAGCTAAAAAGCCAAGAAATTATGTTGGTAATGGCAAAGTCTTTTGGACAGACGGTAACATTGTAAAAGCTGAAAGAAAAGAGCCGCAAGGCGCTACTCAAGCAGACGATGATTTACCATTTTAAATTAACGGGGGCTTTTTGCCCCCTTTTTAATTAATATTATGAAACTTAAAGAATTTCAACAAATACAAATAGAGGCTTTACAAAAAGCATATTTAGAAACAAAGAATCACCTAGAAATGTTAAAAGGTGAGAATAGAGAATTAAAGAAAAAATTAAAACAAAATGAGAATAGTACAAGATAGCAACGATGATTATCACAAATCAAAAGCAATAAGTGCTTCAGGTTTAAAATATATATATCAAAACAGCGTTTATCATTTTTTAAAAAGAAAACCATTTACATCAAAATCAATGGAACTTGGAACAGCTGTTCATACAATTTTAATAGAAGGCAGAGAAAAATATTTTGAAGATTATTTTGAACTCCCTTTTATTGGCGATATGAGGAAAAAAGAAAACAGAGAATTAAAAGAATCTCTTTCGATAAAAGCTGGTAATAAAAAAATTATAACATACGATGAAAAAGTGATAATCTCTGGTCTTTTAGAAAATTTTAATAAGAACGAACTTGCTAAATATTATTGCAAAGGTGAGCCAGAGTTATCGCATTATACAACTTTTAATACTATTGACGTCAGAGTTCGTCCTGATGTAAAAACAGATTTATGGGTGAGTGATGTAAAGACTTGTCAAAAATCTTCAAAGTGGGCTTTTAGAAATGATGTATATAAATACTCTTATCATCTACAAGCAGCATTTTATTGTGATGTTTTAGGTGTTGACCCAAAAAGTTTTCGATTTATAGCTTGTGAAACTAATTATCCATATTATGTTGAGGTGTATGCTTTAAATGACACTGATATTGAAAAAGGTAGAATAGCGTATAAATCAGCTTTAAATGATTGGAAGCTATATTTAGAAACAGGAATTGAGACTGGTTATAAATCAGATAATTACGCTGAAGATGGCGCACTTGTATTATGAAAGAACTTACACTAATAAAAAAAGAAGTTGAAAAGCATTTTAAGGTCAATATTATGACCAATACTAGAAGAAGGCAAATAACTGATGCAAGAGGTTTTTTTTATAAATGTTCAAAGGATTTGTTAAAAAGTGCATCTTATAATGATATTGGAAATTATGTTGGTAAAACTCACGCTACCATTATAAATGGACATAAACAAATAAATAATATTATTGAGTATGATACTAAATACAAAAAAGATTATTTAAATTTAAGGAGAAAATGTATAAAAAGATTAAAAATGGCAAACCCTTTTGAGAAGTATTTAACCAAAGAAGATAAGCTGCAGAGAGCAGTTATGGATTATATAGCGCTGCAATACCCTAATGTTTATTGCATTCACGTTGCAAATGAGGGGAAAAGAAGTCATTTTGAAAGATACAAATTTAAATACCTTGGAGGGAAAGCTGGAGTACCTGATGTTTTGATTTTTAAACAAAACGAATTTAAGGCTGGTTTAGCGATAGAACTAAAGGTTGGGTATAATAAACCTACAGAGAGCCAGTTAAACGCTCTTAAATCGCTTGAAAATGCGAACTGGAGGGCTGAATGGACTAATACATTTGATAAAGCAAAAGAAATTATAGATTCATATATGAGTTATGTATAGTTATAAAATGGTTTTTTGGTCTGAAGAAAAACAGAGAATTCGATTTACTTCTCACGCTACTTTTGACGACCACTTAAATTATAGTTATATAGGTAGATTGTCTAATGCCGAGTTTGATATGTTTTTAGAAGCATTGTTTGTAATATTTGAGGATGATTATATATCTAGGGATAATGTTCAGGCTCTTTATGATGAACTGCGAATATTTTGTATTGACTTTAAAAACTTAAAGGATTCTAGGCTTTATGAATAAAAGTTATTATGCAATTATTCCTGCAAACATTAGATATGATGATAATTTAACTCCAAATGCAAAACTTATGTATGGCGAAATAACAGCTTTATCTAATGAACAAGGTTATTGTTACGGCAGCAATAAATATTTTGCTAACCTTTATAAAGTTTCTACTGTATCTGTTTCTAAATGGATTAAACAATTGAATGACAAAGAATATATAAGGGTGAAATATATGTATATGCCAGGGACAACTCAAATAAAAGAAAGACGAATATTTATTTCCACCCCCTTAAAGAAATCTTTAATACCCCCCCAAAGAAAAGTTAATGACCCCCTTAAAGAAAAGTTTAAGGTTATTAATAATAATATATATAATAATAATAATATAATAAATAATACCGTCAAGTCAAAAAATAAGAAATTTTCTGATTTAGTTAAAAATAGTTTAGAGCCAATTGCAAGTCTTTTTCCAGAAAAATTAAGACCAACAACTAAATCACAAAAAGAGGCTTGGCTTGATTGCATAGATAAATTAGATAGATTAGATAAATATAACCCAAGAAAGGTTTATTTTATTTCAAAGAAAGTAAGACGTGATGATTTCTGGAAAGATAATTTTTTATCAATATTAAAACTTCGTAAAAATGATAATAACGGAGTAAAATACATTGTAAAGTTTGAACAACGATTTGCAAAAGAAATAGAAGAACTAGGATTATGATTTATGGATTTAATAATAATGGATTTAATGGAAAATATGGGGTTAATAAACGACAGTGATAAAGTAGTTCAAGCCATTGATTTTGAAGGTGTACAAAATAAAAATATGCACCCTTCGGATATTGATGCAGTACTTGAATTTGATAACAAGCTCTTAATTCTAATGGAAATTAAAATTAAAGACAAACAAATACCAACCGGTCAAAGATTAATGTTGGAACGTATTTGCAATGCTTGGAATAATGAAAAAGATAAAAACGGTTTAATTCTAAAGGTAGAACACGACCATCGTAATAAAAAAACCGATATACCTTTAAAACTTTGTACCGTTACTGAAATATATTTTCAAGGTAAATGGTCAAAAAGAAAACAAAAATTAATAACTTGTTTAAATGATATAGGCAAATTTTACAATATAGTTAAGTGTAAATTTTAAAACAAAAGAGAATGTTTGAGAAATTTTTAGAGTATGGTATTGATACCAAAGGACGAAGTGGCGACTTAAAACTAACCTGTCCAAAATGTTCGCCAACAAGAAAAAATAAATCCGATAGATGTTTATCAGTAAACACCGAAAAAGGTTTATATAATTGTCATCATTGTGATTGGTCAGGTAATGTAAATCTTACTAAAAAGAAAGAATATATAAAACCTGTAAAGGTAAATGCTGATGTTTCTGAAAGGCTTGTAAAATGGTTTGCAAAAAGAGGTGTTTCCGAGGCAACTGTAGCTCATTGGAAAATAGGTGAATCTAAAGAATATTTTCCGCAAATAGAAAAAAGAAGAAATGCTGTAAACTTTAATTATTATCGTAAAGGCGAACTTGTAAATGTAAAATTTAGAGATGCTGAAAAGAACTTTAAAATGGTTAAAGATGCTGAATTAATTTTTTATGGTCTTGACAATATTAAAGAAATGGACACAATTTATATTACCGAAGGGGAAATGGATGCTCTTTCACTACACGAAGCAGGAATATATAGTGTTTGTAGTGTTCCTAATGGCGCTTCTCTTGGTAATCAAAGGCTTGATTATTTAGATAATTGCTATGAGTATTTTGAAAAGAAAAAATGTATTATTTTATGCACTGATAATGACCAGGCTGGACTACAACTTCGCAATGAACTTGCAAGAAGATTTGGTCAACACAGATGTAAATATATAGAGTTTGGAGAGTTCAAAGATGCAAATGAAATATTAGTAAGCAAAGGTCCTACAGAACTTCGTGAAATATTAAACAAACCTAAAACTTTTCCAGTTGAAGGAATAGTAAACATAGATGATATATGGGATAATGTTTTAAATTTTAATGATAACGGAATTAAAAATTATGACATTAAAATAGGCGACTCTAAAGAATATATTAATATATCTATGGGAGAATGGAGTGTTGTCACTGGAATTCCTAATGCTGGAAAATCCGATTGGATAGACCAAGTTTGTGTTAATCTTGCAACAAACCAAAATTTTCGAATCGGAATGTTTACTCCCGAATCCTATCCTTATGAGGCTCATATAAAAAGAATAGCTAATAAACTTAATGAAAGAGATTGTGATAACGATACTCTTAACAATACAAAGGACTTTATTAAAGAACATTTTTACTTTGTTAAAATAGATTTAAATAATTTATCACTTAAATCAATTCTTGATAAATTTAAACAGCTTGTATTTACTAACGGAATTAATATTTGTGTCATTGACCCTTGGAATATGCTTGACCATTCACAGCAAAAAGATTTTACTTATGTCGGTAAATTACTTTCTGAAATAACACAGTTCTGCCAACAAACTAAAACACACTTATTTTTAGTTGCTCACCCTAGAAAAATGGAATCTAATGAGGGCAAATATAGAGTGCCAAATCCTTATGATATTTCCCAGTCAAGTGACTTCTTTAACAAAGCATACAATTGTGTTACTGTTTACAGAAATATTGGGCAAAAAACTATTTACGGCTCTGACAGTGTAAGCATATATGTTCAAAAAGTTAAAAGAAAAGAAAATGGTAAACAAGGTGACTTTATGATTGCACCTGATTTTAATAATGGAGGTGTATACAAATCAATTGATAAACATAAACAACGATTTGAAGTAATAAAAGATAATATTCCTTTTTAATTAGTAATTTTACATTATGAACTGGGAAATAATTTTCTTTCCGATGTATGGTCTTGTATTTGGTGTTTCTTACTGGAACACAGAAATGGATACATTTGAAGGAGAAGAAATTGAAGAAATGGAAAATATGATACAATTTTTTTTCGGTTTTTTTGGAATATCTATAATTTGGCGTAACTATGTATAAAACAGACGATTTAATTAAAAAAACTTTATTAGCAGTAAAAAAGCATAAACTTATGTTTATAGAGCATATAATTGCATATTTACCTTGCTCCAAGGAAACTTTTTATAATCATAAATTACACGAAGTTGACTCTATAAAAAAGGCAATAGAAGAAAATCGTGTGAATAAGAAAGTTAAAATGCTGAACAATTGGATTGATTCAGAAGTTCCATCACTTCAAATAGCTGCAATGAAAATGATTAGTGAGGACCACGAAGCTCATAGACTAAATGGAACAAGACAAGAAATAAAACATAAAGGAGGAATAAAATCAACTCTTATTGAATGGAAGCCATCGAACAAAGATGCAACAGACAATTCTACGACTTAATAGAATCGAACAAGCGTTTTAAGATTCATCAAGGAGGAACCCGAAGTGGGAAAACTTTTGCTATATGTCAATACCTGACTTATCTTTTGACATCTACTAAAGAGCCTTTAATTATCTCTATTGTAAGAAAAACACTTCCAGCTCTAAAAGGTTCAGTTCTTCGTGACTTTGTTTTAATTTTACAACAAACAGGTTTATATTTTGAAGGCACACACAATAAGGCAGAGAATACTTTTACTTACGGAGACCATATTGTTGAGTTTCTATCAGTAGATGAACCACAAAAGATTAGAGGACGAAAAAGAAACATTGCTTTTTTAAATGAAGCTAATGAATTAAACATAGAAGATTTTAGGCAAATAAATATGAGATGTACTGATTTCCTAATTCTTGATTTTAACCCTTCAGACCCAGTCCACTGGATATATGATGAGATAATTCCCAGAGTAGATTGTGATACTTGGATAACAACCTATAAAGACAATAAATTTCTTTCTAAAGATTTAGTTTTTGAGATTGAGAGAATGAAAGCAAGAGACCCTGATTATTGGAGAGTTTATGGAGAGGGACAAAAAGCTGTATATAGCGCCAGACAAATATTTAATAATTGGAATTTCTTACCTTATGATGAATTTCCAGAATTTGACCCAGCAGCAGAAGCTGTGATAGGACTTGATTTTGGATTCAGCAATGATGAATCTGCAGCTACTTTAATATTTAAAAAAAATGATAAGTTGTTTATTCACGAATTACTATACAAAAAAGGAATGACAAATTCCGATTTAGTAGAATATTTTAAAAAGTTAGGTTATGAAGATGTTTTGTTTTATGCAGATGCCGCAGAGCCAAAATCTATCGAACAAATAAAAAGAGATGGACTATTAATTAAACCAGCAATTAAAGGACAGGGTTCAATAAATGCAGGAATTAGCTTACTTAAGGAATTTGATGTTTATGTAAGCAAGGAATCAAAAAATATAATAAAAGAATATAATAATTATTACTGGGAAGAACTAAAAGATGGTACAATTGTAAACAAGCCAAAAGACAAGTTTAATCACGCTATGGATAGCATTCGTTATGGCGTTTATTCTCAATATGGAAAGAAGCAAAACTTCTTTGTAATTTAATTATTATTTTTGTAAAATAAAATAAATGTATAGATGGCATCAATACTAGATAGATTTAGAAATTTTGTTTCTAAAAACGCGCAACAAACTAATGTAAACTTTAACAAAGCAATATATAATTTCCTTGGGGATTCTATTGTCTGGAACCCAGAGAATGATGACACTTATATAAATAAGGGGTATCGTTTTAATTCAACAATTTATTCGATTGTTAATTTAATTACAAAAACAGCTTCAACAATTCCTTTTATGGTTTATGAAGTAAAAAATGATAATGAGTTAAAGAGATACAAGTCAATGACAAGCGGTAACTTTAATTCAAATGCAATGCTGCAATCAAAAATATTACAAAAGAAGGCACTTATTGAAGTTGAAGATACAGAATTACACCAGCTTTTAAACAGACCTAATCCTGCGCAATCTTACAATGCTTGGCTTCAAGAAGTTGTAGCGTTTGGAAAATTAACTGGTAACAGATATATATATGGTATTTCTCCAGAATCTGGACCAAATCAAAACAAATACTCTGAACTTTATGTATTGCCATCTCAAAGCGTAGAGATAAACAGCGGAGGAATATTTGACCCAATTAAATACTATACTCTTGATTATAATGGAGAATATAAAATAGATTCAGAAGATGTTTGTCATATAAAAGACTTTAACCCATATTACGATGGCACTGGTTCGCACCTTTACGGAATGTCACCACTTAAAGCAGGTTTAAGAAGTTTAGATGCTAATAATGAAGCCTTAACTACTGGAGTAAGATATTTACAAAACCAAACAGCAAGAGGTGTTTTAATGAGCGATGAGGGTGATTTAAATGAAGTACAAGCAAGACAACTAAAAGATAAGTTTAGACAACAATATCAAGGAGCTAATAATGCAGGTGATGTAATAATTACACCTAAAAAATTATCTTGGGTGAATTTTGGTTTAAATGCTTCAGATTTATCTCTTATCGAGCAATATAATGCAAGTATTAAAGATTTATGTAATATTTACAACGTGCCTGTTCAATTACTTAATAATACTGACTCATCTACATATAACAATATGAATGAGGCAAAAAAATCTCTTTATGTTAACTCTGTAATACCAGAGCTTAATAAAATTAAAGATGAGCTAAACAGATGGTTAACTCCTCAATATGGAGACAAACTTTATATTGATTTTGATTATACAAACATTCCAGAGCTTCAAGAAGAAATGGATAAAGTGGTAAATCAAATGACACAAGCCTGGTGGCTTACTCCAAATGAAAAAAGAGCAGCAATGAGTTATGGTGCTGATGAAGATACTCAAGAAATGAATGATTATTATATTCCTTCTACTTTTTTACCATTAGATAATCAAGATTTAGTTATTCCAGAAGAGCCTAAAAGTGTTGATATTGACTTTAGTTCTTTGTTTAAAGAAGAAAAGCAAGAAGTTGTAAAGAAAGAGATAAAGCAAGAAACTTATAATGATTATCCACAAGGTGCCACTAACAATGCAAGAAGAATGTTAGAATGGAGAGAGAAATACGGAAGAGATGTTGTAAAAGGCGGAACTAGAGTTGGATGGGAAAGAGCTAATCAATTAGCAAGTCGTGAATCATTGTCTTTAGATACTGTCAAAAGAATCAATAGTTTTTTAGCTAGACACGAGGATAATGCTAAAATATCTGAAGAATACAAGAACGAGCCTTGGAAAGATAATGGTTATGTAGCTTATAATCTATGGGGTGGTAAATCAATGGTTTCTTGGGCTAGAAGAATTTCAGACAATGAGGAATCAAATAATTAAACAAGTCAAAAAGGATTGGCAAAAAAACTTTGAGAATCAGCTTGATATTGCAGAAAGAAAAGAAATATCAAAAGTTGCTAGGTATTTTCGTGGGGAATACTACAAAGGCATAGACGATTATTTATCTACTAAAAAAATCTCTAATTACGAGGGTTTGTTTAAAGAATTAGATGTTACAAATATATACAATGACATCTATGTAAACATTGGAATTCGATTTACAAAATGGTATCAAAAAAACTTTGAAAAACTAATTGACAAGCAAACTACAGACGAATCAATATGGGCGCAAAAATATTCTTACATAGCAAGTAAAATTGCCGCTGAAAGAGTTGTCAGTGTTTCTGGTAACAGAAGAAAGGAATTAAAGAATGTTTTTCAGAGACTTGTAAAGAATCCTGATTTTAATGCTCTTAATGAAAGACAAGCTCAAAGGATATTGAGACAAAAATTTAATAATTTATCAAAAACAAATGCTCAACGTATAATTAGAACTGAATCAACTTTAGCTGCTAATTATGCAACACAACAAACGGCTATTGATACTTTTGGGCTTAACAATCTTCAAAAAGAATGGTTTGCGGCTTTAGATTCAAGAACAAGACCTGACCACGCTGCTGCAAATGGACAAATCGTTGACCAAAAAGATTACTTTAGAGTTGGAGGAGAAGAATTAATGATGCCTGGTGATTCAAACGCTTCAGCTGCCAATGTAATAAACTGCAGATGCTCAAGTGCTTCCTTTCCAAAAGAAGAACCTGAAACTGTTCAAAGCAATCTATTAGAGGGGTTAGCCTATACATATATAGCAGGAGAAGTTGCTCAAGAAATAATAGAATAATATTTTATAAATTTGTACTATGGAAAAAATGATATTTAAACAAACTCAACTCGGTGATTTAATCGATGCTGATGAAAAAGCTGGAATCGTAAAAGGATATGGTTCTGTATTTGGTAACGTAGATAGTGATGGTGACATCATTAATCGTGGCGCTTATAAAAAGACAATTGAAGAAAACGGAAGTAGAGTTAAATATCTTTATCAGCACGATATGGATAAACCTCTAGGTAAAATTGTAAACCTTGGCGAGGATGACAAAGGTTTATATTTTGAAGCTGAAATCCCTAAAACAACTCTTGGGAAAGATGTAATCGAACTTATGAAGGCAGGAGTTATAACAGAAAATAGTGTTGGTATTTTGCCAATACAAAAAGACAACAGCGGTGAATACAGACAAATTAATGAAGTTAAACTTTATGAAATTAGTGCTGTAACACTTGCTGCAAATGACCAAGCAATACTTTTAGATGTCAAAGGAAACTATGACAGTGAGAAAGTATTAAAGAGATATGACAATCTTGTTAAGGTTATTAGAAAAGGACAAATTTCAGATGATTTGGGTTATGCCATTGAATCGGAGCTTGTAAAACTAAAATCAATTTTTGCATCATTACTCACTTTGCCGACACAAATAGAAGTCACAGAGCCGAGAGAAGTTAAAAAAGATGATAGTGAAATCTATAATTATTTAATCAATAAATTAAAATAAAATGAACGAAGAAATCAAAAAAGAGTTAGACCAAATCGGAGATATAGTCGACTCAAAAATTGAAAAAGCATTCGGTCAAGCTAAAGATAACGCTAAAGGAGAAATCGAAACTTCATTAAAAAGTGAGATTGATAACTTAAGCAAAGAGTTTTTAGCGAAACACGATGATGCTACAAAAAGGATGGATTCATTTGAAGTTGCTCAAAAGAAAGCAGTTTCATCTAGCCAACCAACTAACTTTAAAAGTTCTTTAATTAAAAGCATCAACGATGGTGCAATTGAGAGCTTATTAAAAGGTAACTCAAACGCTGCAAAGTTTGAGATGAAAGCAGGGGATATGACTATGGCAAACGCTTATTCTGGCGTTGTTGCTGCAGAGACAGTTATTCCAGACTTTAAGTTTGACCCATCAAGAAGTGTACACATTAGAAATTTAATTCCTAATGGAAGCACAGATGCACAAACAATTAGATTCCCAAAAGAGTCAGCTTATGATGACGGAGCAGCTGCTACGGCTCAAGGTTCAACCCTTCCTGCGTCAGATTTTGATATTACTGCAACTTCAGTAAATGTTGAAAAAATTGGTACTTTTATGAGAATAACAGAAGAAATGTTAGCTGATACACCACAATTATCATCTTACCTTTCTGCTAGAGTTCCAGGTAAAGTTTTATCAATTGAAGATAACGAAATCCTTAACGGAGATGGTTCATCGCCAAATCTTGATGGATTATTTACGGACGGAGCTGCATTTGTAACTTCTTCTTCTGGTGCTTTTTACCAAGCAGTTGAATCAGCAAATGAGTATGACGTACTTGTAGCTGCTTGTAACCAGTTAGCATTATCTAACTACCAAGCAAGTACAATTTTAGTTAACCCAACTGATTTACACAAAATCGCATTATTAAAGGCAACTACTAATGAGTATTTGAGAAATCAAATTTATTCAGGTTTAGTTCCAACTATAATGGGAGTGCCAGTCGTTGCAAATACGGCAGTTACAAACGGCAAATTCCTAGTGGGAGATTTAAATCAAGCGACACAACTTTGGATTAGAGAAAACCTTTCTGTTGAATTCTCAAGAGAAGATTCTACTAACTTCAGAGATGGATTCGTAACTGTAAAAGTTTCAGAAAGAATCGCGTTGACAAACTACCAACCAAATGCAATTGTACAAGGAACGTTTAGCACAGCTAAAACAGCACTTGAGACTGCATAAGTAATCGAGTAGTATATTAATTAAAGGGGCTTTATGCCCCTTTTTTTATACCCCTATATTAAATAAACTTTAAAATTTATTAAAAAAAAGTAAATATATTTTATTATTTAAAATATTTTGTTTAATTTTATTTCAAATTAAAACTAATAACTATGAAAAAATACACTTTAGAAGAATTAGCAACTGCAGTCTTAAAGCTGCCTGAATATCAAAGAAAGCAATTAGCTATTATTTGTATGTCATCAACAATAACTGAAAAATCTCTTAATGATTGTGTAGAGCAAATAAAAGATATTCAGCTAATAAATAAAATGAAAACAATATTAAAAAAAGATTAATTAAAAACAAAAACAATGGAAAATACTTTTATACAATCATTTATAAACGATAAAGCAGAAACTTTTTTAGAAATAGGTAGCACTGTAACTGAAGAATTTGATTCAATACCAACTGACTTTATGGTAACTATGGATAAAGACAGAACAAGATGGATTACAATAAAGATGAAAAAATTAGCAAATCTTCTTGTAAAATGGAATGTAACAATTGAAGATGTTAAATCTTCTTTACAAAATCAATTTGGTAATCAAAGATTAATTGTAAGAATAAGATAATAACACAGATGCTGATAACCCGTAGTAAAACCAAAACACTAAAACCGATATCAACAATGGATTATTATCCTAGTGAGGAGTTTAGTAAGTCAAGTTTGAAAGGGCAGCATCTTTTTAAAAATAAAACTATGAAAACAAAAGAAATGATTAAATGGGCTTTTATTACTTATACAGTAATATTTATCATATTAGGAATTATAGGAACACTAACTTATTATTTACCATAATGAAAACAATTCATAAAGCAACACAAAAAGATATAAATATGCCAGTAGATAAAGAATGGCAAAAAAGATTTATAAAATATATTTGCTGGGGATTACCTCAATTTACATTTTGGATGATAATGCTAATACACTTTTTATTTTATGTCATTAGGGGAAATTAAAAAAGATTTAAATAAATTACATCACAAGGTGTTTTACTGCGCTGAATTAAAACTTAAGGATGCACTTAAGATATGCGGTGATTTAAATATAATAGAAACAGAATTAGATAAATTAAATGGAACAGAACAAACACAAGAAACGAAAAAACTTTCCGATTTATAGTGGGGTTGTAAAATACTTTCCAAAAGCTCTTGCTTATGTAGCTTTGGTTAGTAAGGTTGGAAATGACCAACATAATCCTGGCAAAGAACTGTTTTGGGATAGAACAAAGTCTCAAGACGATTTAAACGCTTTAATGAGACATTTAACCGAGTGTGGTAAATTAGATGATGATGGATTATATCACGACGCTAAAGTAGCTTGGAGGGCGTTAGCGCATTTGGAAAAGTTATTAGAAAAGAATAACTTTAATTTATAGTATATGTTAATTCTTTAACATTGTTTTTCATTTAATTAGTTTTTGTTAGTCAAGTGGTTAATTTCGGTTAGCCACTTTTTTTGTATCTTGAATTTGTGGATAATAATATACGTGGTTGTTATGCTGAATATTTATTTGGTACAGAATGTTTAAAACATAATATTATTATTTCTTACCCATTATTAGATTCATCACCCTATGATTGCATAGTAGACACACCAAACGGGTTATATAAAATACAAGTAAAATCTTCGTGGCAAAGTGAAGCTAAAAATAGGCATACAGTTTCAGTTAATTGGAATAAAAGCTATTCTTTGGACGATGTAGACTTTTTTGCAATATATGTTAAATTATATGAAGGCTTTTTTATATTTAAAAATAATGGTAAAAGATTGTGTATAAGATTAAATATGAAAAATGATAATTCAAAATATTTTAATAACTTTGAGTTTAATTAATTCTCTTTTGTATAATGCACTGCAAAAATACTTGTGGTGCATTTTTTTTATCTTTGTTTAAAATAAAATGTTATGAAAGTAAAAATGTTAAAAGATGTTTATTCTTCTAAAGGTTGGAGAAAAGAAAATGAAGTTGTTGATGTTGATGATAAAACAGCAAGACAATACATTTCTAAAAATATTGCAGTAAAACATAAAGAGGAAAAGATTATTAAAGAAACTAAAGAAGAAAAAAAAGTATCAAAAAGAATAACTAAATCTAAAAAATAATGGCATATTTTTCTGAACCTTTAAATACATTTCATACTCAAATAAAAATTAATTCCACTACTGGAAGTGAAATATTAACTACAGCAGAGGCTAAAGATTTTATTAGAGTTGATACAACAGCGGATGACACAATAATAGGTCAAATGATAACACAAGCTAGAATATGGTGCGAAAACTATATATCTAGAGATATAGTGGCTAAAAATAGAACTTTATATTTAGCAAGTGTCAATGACAGATTTGTTTTGCCTTTCTCACCAGTGGCTTCTGTTAGCTCAATTACTGTTGAGGGAACTGCAACTACAGATTATGAAGCCTATGGATTAGATGATAAAATTATTGCTTTAAATAATCTGCCATCTAAAGAAGTTAAAATTACCTATGTAACAAGTGGACAAGATGATAGTTTATTAAAACAAGCCTTATCACAACTTGTGGCAACTTATTATGATAACAGAAGTGACTTTGTGGTTGGAGTAACTCTTAATGAAGTGCCAACAAATGTTAGAAATATTTTAGATTCATATAAAAATATGTTTATTTAATGCAAGTAGGAAACTTAAATACAAGAGTATTAGTAAAAAGACAAACTAAAAGCAGTGATAACTTTGGTGGTTTTACTGCTACAACTGCGACTGAATATACAATTTGGGCAGAAGTAAAAGAAACATCAGGAGAAATAACAACACAAAATGGAAAGCGTGATAGATATGTATCTATTGAAGTTCGCTGTAGAAAACGAACTGGAGACCAAATACTTGACGGAGATTTGCTTCAGGTTGAAGGAGTATCAGGGTTGTATAGGATTAACAACAGATACAACGACACACAAGATTTTTACACTACAATAGAGGCAACAAAAAAAGATTAAGATGATTAAGCTGAATCAAAATGATGTAAATAAACTGCAAAGGAAATTCCACGCTCTTGAGGCTATTGACAAGGATGGTTTAAAAAAAGAAATGTTTACTGCTGGTGCTTTAATGTCTACGGATATAAAAAGAAGTGCGCCAGTTGATACAGGAAATTTAAGAAACAATGTTGGATTTGAGCCAAAAGAAAATGATGTAACTGTATTTTCAAATGCGCCTTATAGTGCATCTGTAGAGTATGGAACTAAAGCTAGAACAATTAGCGTAAAAAATGCAAAAGTTCTTACTGATGGCAAAACATTTTTTGGTAAACAAGTCAATATACCTGCAATAAAAGCACAACCATTTTTTTATAGAAATATTGAAAAAGGAATTAAATTGCTAGTTAAAAACCTTGAATATAGAATTAAAAGAGCAATAAGATGAAAGACCCAATAAAATATATTAGACAGGCAATGATTACCGCTTTAAACGGCAATATTTCTTATGGTGGTGCAAACGTACCTGTTTACGGGAGAGTTCCATCTAGCGCAAGTGAGCCTTATATAAAAATTTATTCAGTGCAAACAAATGAAGCTGACCAAAACGCTGATGAGTTTATAACTGAAACCCTAACAAGGATTGAAGTTGTAACGGCTTTTGATAGTGATAGCGGAGGAGAATTAGAAGTAAATACTATTGTAAACGATATATTAGTAATAATTAGAACACGCTCAAGCGGCTATTTTGATTTATCAAGTAATGATTTTCACGTTTATACTTGTGTAAATGAAGGCGTTACTTATTTAGAGGATGATAGAAACGATAAAACTTACTTTACCTCTATTATTGATATTTCAAATCGTGTTCTGCAAGTTTAAAAATTATGAATAAAATTAGCGATAACATTTCTTGGAATGAAGCTGTTAATTCTACAACAGCAGAAAGATTAGAATTAGAAAACATTCCAAACAAAGAACAAGTAAAAGCAATGAAAAAAGTTGCTGAAAAAGTTTTTCAACCATTAAGAGAGTGGTGTGACCACCCTATAAGAGTAAATAGTTTTTATAGGTCTCCAGAGGTTTGTGAGGCAATAGGCTCTAAAAAAACAAGCCAACACACAAAAGGTGAGGCAATTGATATTGACACGCTTGGAAGCACTCTAAATGGAGAATTATTTTATTATATAAAAAACAATTTAGATTTTGACCAGTTAATATGGGAAAAAGGAGATAATGATAATCCTGACTGGATTCACGTTTCTTATGTCTCTAAAAGAGAAAATAGAGGGGTTGTATTACAGGCTTGGAAACCAGAGGGAAAAAGTTACACACTATATAAATATTTTGATTTAGATGCTTAAAATTCTTAAAAGATTACTAGGTTTTAAAGATTCATCCGATATTGGAGGTCTTGGTATGGAAATAAGGGAACTTATAAAAGGTAAAGAAATTGACCCTCAACAATTAATAGAACTACAATCGGAGATAAATAAAATGGAAGCCAAGCATAGAACAATTTTTGTGGCTGGATGGCGCCCCTTTATTGGCTGGGTGTGCGGTGTGGCTCTTGCTTATAATTTTGTTTTAAGAGATATGCTTGTTTGGTATATGGGAGCAGAAACAGCTCCTCCAGCTTTACAAATGGAACATTTAATGACAGTACTTATTGGAATGTTAGGTCTTGGTGGAATGAGAACTTTTGAGAAATTTAAAGACAAAACAAGCTAATGGCACAAAAAGTATTTGTTTCTTATATAGAAAAGCCAAAGAAAAAAAGACCTGGACGCCATAGTAAAAATGCAAGTAAAGGACAGTCAGGTTTTAAAAAAAAATACAGAGGTCAAGGGCGAAAGCATTAATTATTAATTTATTATTTTTGTAGTAAATATTTAGGTTATGGCAAATGATATGAGTTACAATTCGGTTTATCACAAATCTGCTTTTGGAGATTTTGGTTTAGAAATTATTGCTTCTGGAGAGACAAGTACTGTTGGTGAGCAATATAACGCTATTCAAGTGGTTGAAGATTCTACAATAAGCGCTACAAATAACACAACCAAAGGTGATACAACAATTACTAGTTTAGAATTAGTTACTGGAATGATAATTTATGGTTCATTCCATACGATTAGTGTTTCAGCTGGTAAAATAATTGCTTATATAGAATAGTATGTTAGGACTTGGACTAGGAATACCTAAAATAGCAAATAAAGTAATAACAGTTATAAAAAAACTAAAACAATATTGGGCAACTAATACACACAAGTGGAATCACGAAAACAAAAATTGGGAAAAAATATAAATTAAAATAATATGGCAACATTAACAGGTAATAAAATAAAAGATACTTATTCATCATTAATAAAATTTAGTGATAATGGTATCGCATCAGGAACTTTACAGTTGTTGTCTGACGGTGCTGGAAACTCAATTGGTATTTCAGTTGATACATCTGGAAACATCTCTTCAGCAGCAGTTGGAACTTTAATTGGGACATCATCTACAAACGTAGTTGGTGCATCTCTTTTAAATGTAAGTGGAAATGGTACTTCTGGTCAAAGTTTATTGTCAGATGGAGATGGAAGTTTTTCTTGGGGTTCTCCAAGTGTAACAATTGCCGATGGAAGTATAACAAATGCTAAACTTGCTACTGATTCAGTAACAACAGTAAAAATAACTGACGCTAATGTAACAACAGCTAAACTTGCAGATAATGGAGTTACTTATGCAAAATTAGGTGCAGAGTTTACTACTGCAGCAGCATTAAGTGGTACAGAAGTAGATTGGGCAACTGCTACAACATTTACTAAAACATTAGGAGCTGATACAACATTAACTTTTGCTAATGTTTCGACTGGTATGCAAATCAATTTAGTTATTAGTGGTAATTACACTTTAAC